ATGCTGGACGTAGATGCCGTCAACTCGGTGTCGAGTGAGCATCCAGAGGCAGGTACGAAAAGTCACGACGACCCGGATGCGGACCCGCAGATGAATGACCAAGAGGATAGTGAAGCGCGCGGTGTGCCAGCGAGCGATCCCGAGTCCGGCGCCTGATCAAGATCGAATCATTTCAATAGCCCGCCACGTGCGGGCTTTTTTATTCCTTAAAATCCACCGCAGCCAGGGCGGCCTCACGGAAGGCCTGGACACTGATAAGCCGGCAAGTGCAGTGACACGAGAAAACACCGGCAGCCCGCGCATCCAGTCCTGACAGTGCTTACTGGATGGCGCGAGGCCGAATCGGCGAGATCGATGCAGTAGGGTGTCGACGCGGAATAGGTCTTTGGCGGACGGCGGGAAAGACCGCACACCATTTCTTGGCCTCGACAATGCGTCGGGGCTTTTTCGTTTTGGGGATATCCCCGTGGCCAACGCAGGCCTTTTTAATCCTCGGTGCCGCCCATGACAGAAGTATCGCGCATAGCTGACAGCACCACGTTCAAGGTCGTGGTGCCAGTCCTGCAAACGATCCTGTCCGCCGGCGCCATTGGCGCATTCGTGTACGTGGTTGGGTCGCTTGGTTCACTCCAGGTGCAGCTCGCCAACTACCAGACCAATCAGGCCCTGATCGGCCAGAGGGTCGACTCTTTGGAGCGATCGAGGGAGTCGACAGACAAGCTCGTCGACTCCCTGCGAATCTCGACCCAGCGCCAAGAGTTCCAGATCAACCAGGTAGGTGAAAGCCTGAAGGCTCTCGCCCAGATGGGTAGGCCCAAGTGAAGCGCCTACTGATCGTCCTCATCTTGCTGGCTGGTTGCGCACGGAAGGAAACGATCAGTGAGCCGCCACCGGCTCAGCGCACCACGGTTTACCACTATGGCGGCGAGCCCTGTGCGCCCGAAGAAGGCCAAAGCGCTGAATTGCGCGAGGCCCTCAGAAGCCGTGACCAATGGAAGCGCTACGCCGAAAGCCTCGAGCAACTACCTGCAGCGAAGACAGCCCATGACCCTAATCCCTGAATGGCGAAAGTTCTGGCGAATGACCAGCGTTCAATTGGCGATCGCCGGCGCGGTCCTGAATGCCGCGGCGGCCGGCTGGTCGGTGTTCCAAGGGGCGGTTGACCCTCTGGTGTTTGCCGGGGTGAACATGGCGCTCAGCATTGGGGTAGCGGTTGCCCGGGTGGTGCAGCAGTCAAAGCTGCGCGACCCGGTCGACGATCCGGCTCAGCCTAAGTAATCCGCGACACGTTTCGCGAATCATTAAATCGTGTCGCGACATTGGAGGGGAGTATGAAGCTGATCCTGAAGCGCATCGAAAAGACAGTCGAAGTCAGTGCTCTGTCCGATTCAGAACCACGCCACGTTGCCGTTGGTTTGCCCGGAACCTTCGCACTTCACACGGAAGACGGCGAAATGCTTCCCTGCCAGGTTTCCACCAGGATGGATAGCAGCGGTCGCGGGCATCCGGTGACACTGACGGTCACCTTTACGGTGGATGGCGACAAGCTCAAGGTGCAAGGTGATGTATGACCAACGTCACTCGCCTGCACCACGCATTGCCGATGAGCCAGGACATCAACAAGGCACTGACCGATCTGGATAGCGCGATCGCCAAGGCCATCGACGCTGCCAAGTCCGCCGGTCTGCCTCAAGGCATTGTGGTCGCAATTCTGCACGGGCATGCCCTGGTGCAGACCAACATCATGGTGAACTGAATCGTGCGGATGGCATACTGCTTGTTCATTAATGACAGGAGGTTAGTATGCCGTTCAATCCAATAGCTCCAAGTACGATTACGTCTTTGGGCCGTGTTGTTGAAGCAGCGAATGAAATCAAAGGATATGCGGAAAACCTTGTTGCCGGACTCCGGGATTGCTTCGACGCGCAATCGCCTAAAGCGCGCTGGGGTGTAGATTTTCAAGTGAAGGCGGATAACGTCTCTTCAACTATCGAATCAGTTTTTGGCAAAGCCCGATCTGGCTTGTTCATTGAGGTTGGAGATACCGAGCTCTACGGTCGATACGTGATTGAGAAAGAAATACGAGTGAATGGCGAATCAGTCTGGAAGACTGTTTGGGCAATCCGTATCGCAAAAGATGGAAGTGTCCATGATGGTGAGACCGGGCCGGCACTCTATAGCGCCTGGCAATCCTTCGAGAATGTGCGGGCTGCTGCACTTCATCATCTGGCAGGTTCGATTTTCTACACTATTGGCAAGGCCGGTAGCTTTGGTGAGTGACCGATTATTTTGATTGAGCCCCGCCAAGTGCGGGTTTTTTTGTATCCGGAGTTTCAGGGTGACAAACAAGCGACCAAACGGGGACGCTACTCGCTTAGATCAACCGTTGACGGCCGTGCGTGCTCGCGATTCGGTGATCTCGGTGAGTACTGGTTCACTGCCTTCAACATGCGCATAAACAAACCAGCGGCTGGGCGGGCTGTGCAAGATCATATGTACCTGAAAGGGCTTGAATGTTTTGTACCCAAACCCACCAGATCCAGTCGTTCCAATGTCCGTGTTGTCGCGTAGCACTTCTACATTCTCGACAGCTTTGGACGCCAAAGCTTTTCGGAACAGAGGTTCGTTGCGTAAATGCAGGCGCTGGATCTCGATCTTAACTGCGCTCCTAAAAGCCTTGATGAGCCACCAGACGAACCACGTTGGGATGCCTACGAAAATGCAGAGCAGAAAACCTCTCATCAGGTGCGTGTGAAGATCCATGTGCTGTCCAAGATATCCATGAGGTAAGCCTCTATCGGCTCTGACTCATTAAAGCTGAGGACTCAGAAGATGCGACCGCATCCTCCGGTGAAATTGCTTGAGCTGTCGGACCTCTCCGATTACGGCATCCGCCTGACACCGGCACCTGAAGTGTGGGAGTGGCTGAGCGCCGAGATCCTTGCTGACACCGGCAGCATTCACAACGAAGACCACGCCCATCTACTGGATGCAGACATCAAGGTCATGTGGGCATCGTCAGCTTTCACCAAGAAGGGCCGCACCGTAGTTGGCCAGGCTGAACAGGTGGCGTTCCGCGCCGGTGGCTGGCAGAAAGCCCGGATGGAACAGCAGATGTTCGATTGGTTCGGCGAGGTGCCGGCCTACATCATCACCCTGGCTGCCGATTACTGCGCCCAGTGTTCCGATGCTGACTTCTGCGCCTTGGTCGAACACGAGCTTTATCACATCGCCCACGCTAAGGATAAGTACGGTGCCGACGCCTTCACGAAAGAGGGGGCGCCCAAGCTTGAGATGCGCGGGCACGACGTCGAAGAGTTTGTCGGTGTGGTTCGCCGCTACGGTGCGAGCCCTGACGTTCAAGCTCTGGTGGATGCTGCAAACAGTCCTGCCGAGGTAGGGAAGCTGAATATTTCGAGGGCCTGCGGAACCTGTCTGCTCAAGTCGGCCTGAACCCATGACAGGTTTTGACGGATGATAACCCTATGGCAGTGCTACGAAGCGAGGTCAAAGCCTTCATCGTTCAGGCTCTGGCCTGCTTTGATACGCCATCTCAGGTGGTCGAATCGGTCAAGAAGGAATTCGGGATCGAGATGAGTCGCCAGCAGTGCGAGTCTCATGACCCCACGAAGTTTGCCGGGCAGGGGCTTGGTTCGAAGTGGGTCGAACTGTTCCATGCTGCTCGCAAGCGATTTCGCGAAGAGACCGTCGACATCCCGATCGCCAACCGAGCGTATCGACTCCGTGCACTTGGCCGGATGGCTGAGAAAGCCGAGAACATGAAGAACATGGCGTTGACTGCCCAGTTGCTGGAGCAAGCCGCCAAGGAAGTCGGTGATATCTACGTCAACCGGCACCGCAAAGATGAGCCGGACGATGAGCCGGCTATCCCCACCCGCATTCAAGTAGACGTGGTGGATGCGAGGAAGCCGAATGCCGAGCCTTAACGTTCCGCAGGCTCACTTCCTCACGCTGCCTCACAAATTCCGCGCATTCGTTGCAGGGTTCGGCTCAGGAAAGACCTGGGTCGGATGCTCGGCGCTGAGCAAGCATTTCATGGAGTGGCCTGGCGTCAACGCTGGTTACTTCGCACCGACTTACCCGCAGATCCGAGACATCTTCTATCCAACCATGGATGAAGTGGCCTATGACTGGGGGCTGAAGACCAAGATCAACCAGGCGAACCATGAGGTTCACATTTACAGCG